ATAATTCATTTGAAGCAGAGGAAGGATGTAATGATGACCTTGCTATGTGTTTAGTCATATATGCATGGTTAGTTCAAAGTGATTACTTTAAAGAACTCACGGATCAGGATGTAAGAAAAAGATTATATGAAGAACAAAAGAATGCTATCGAACAAGACATGGCACCATTTGGGTTCATGGATGATGGACTAGATAGTGGTAGTTTTGTAGATCCACAAGGAGATAGGTGGTTTACTGATGAGTATGGTGATATGTCACATATGTGGGAATACCAATAATGGAATTAACAGAAGAAAACGTACTCAAAGTGTTAGAGGAACTTATTCCTTATATTGAAGCAGATGG